TTCACGGTCGGAGAGGACAAGAGAGAAATCGATGAGAACCAGGTCACAGGCGCGATGAAGGTCATGCGTACCATCACCAAGATCGCGAAGCTGTACGACGTGTCCGCCGTTTCTCTCCCGGCGAACCCAGCGACGTCAATATCCAGCAGAACCGACGGCGAAGGAGTTCTCGCCGAGGTGAAGGAGGAGATCCGGATAGCTGAGGAAGCAAGACTCGCCAAAGAGAGACAGAAGCAAAAAATCAAGATCCTTTTGGAGGTCAACAATGGAATTTAAGGAAATGGAGACGACTGCACTCGTACAGAGAAAAGCAGAGATCGCCGAGCTTATAGAAGCACCGGACGCAGATCTCGATGCACTTGAAGAGGAAGTCAGAGCGATCAACGAAGAGATCGAAAAAAGAAAAGCTGCTGAAGAGCAGAGAAAACAGCTGCGCGAAAAGGTAGCCTCCGGCGCCGGCGCAGTCGAAACAGAAAAGAAAGAGGAGAGAGAAAAAATGCCTGATATCGAACTCAGAAACACAAAAGCGTACATCGACGCATACGCCGAGTACATCAAGACCGGCGATGATAAGGAAGTCAGAGCACTTCTCACAGAGAACGGCACCGGCGGAACGGTTCCTGTACCTGAACTCGTAGAAGAGGAAATCAAGGTCGCATGGGACAACGACGCGTTCATGTCCAGAGTCAGAAAAGCCTACGTCAAGGGCAACTTCAAGGTCGGTTTTGAAATCTCCGCGACCGACGCTTCGGTACATGCCGAAGGAACAGACGCACCCGCAGAAGAGACACTCCTTCTCGGCGTCGTGGAAATGATCCCACAGAACATCAAAAAGTGGATAACCGTATCCGATGAGGTTCTTGACCTCAAAGGTGAGGCGTTCCTCAGATACGTCTATCGTGAGATCGCTCACAAGATCGCACAGGCGGCCGCAAAGGTCCTCATCGACAAGATCATCGCATGCGGAACCCAGAGCACATCAACATGTGTCGGCGTTCCCGTAATCAAAGCGACCACGATCACCCTGGGACTCGTTGCACAGGGACTCGGCGAACTGTCCGACCAGGCAGCCAACGCTTGTCTCATCATGAACAAGAAAACCTGGGCAGCATTCAAAGCTGTACAGTATGCAGCAAGCTATGCAGTAGATCCGTTCGAAGGTCTGCCTATTGTTTACAATAACAACCTTCCCGCGTTCTCTGCCGCATCATCCAACGCTACCTACGCAATCGTAGGCGACCTGGACTACGGTGCGCTTGCTAACCTTCCGAACGGCGACGAGATCGTATTCAAGTTTGACGACCTGTCCCTGTCTGAAAAAGACCTGGTCAAGATCGTCGGCCGCGAGTACGCCGCAATCGAGCCCGTAGCTCCGAACGCGTTCGTGAAGATCACAAAGTAGGCTTCATCGAAAGATAAGCATATAGGGCGGAGCGGTTTTTGCGCGTTCTTTACGCTCCGCCTTAACCCTCAAAAGAACGCAACAAAGGATGCCAAAATGAAAACATTGATCGCTGTGCCGTGCATGGACTCAAACCCTGTCGGCTTTACACACTCGCTCGCCATTCTGAAGAAGGAAGGCGACTGCACACTCTCAATGATGAACGGGTCTCTGATCTACGAGTCCCGGAACAAACTGTCCCGCCAGGCGTTAGGGCTCGAGGCCGATTATATCCTCTGGCTGGACTCTGACATGATATTCCCGCCGGACACACTCATCCGGATGCTGGAACACATGAAGGACAAGGACTTCGTGACGGGGCTTTACTTCCGAAGAGGTGCACCGTTCTCACCGGTTATCTTTGAGTCGTACGAAACGTTAGAAGACGGCCGAGTCAAGTGGAAGGACCAGCTCGAATACCCAAAGGACGAACTCTTCGAGGTGGCCGGGTGTGGTTTCGGGTGCGTGATGATGAAGACGACGATGCTCCTTGATCTGGCGCTGAACTATTCGGAATGGTTCGCACCGATCTCGGGCATGGGAGAAGACCTGGCGTTTTGTTGGAGAGCGAGAAAACTGGGCTACAAGCTCTGGTGCGATCCGACGATAAAGCTCGGCCACGTTGCACACATGACGGTCGATGAAACTGTATGGCAGACAATAGGAGGAGCAGATGAAGTACAAAGTGCTGAAAACATGCCAGGATAAAAACACCGGCGAAACCTACGCGATCGGCTCCGTCATAGAGCTTGACGAGAAAAGAGCAGCGGCGGCTCCTCCGGGATACCTGGAACAATATCATGAGGTGAAGAAAAATGCTGGAACTGGTAAGAAAAGCGCTGCGCATAAAGACTGAGGACTTCGACGATGAAATCAGTCTGCTGATTGACGACTGCCTGTCGGAAATGACCGGACTGGGCGTAACCGGATGCACAGCCTTCACCCAGGACTCGCAGATCCTGAGCGCAGTCATCGCGTACTGCAAGTGGAAGTTCGGAGACTCCGAGACAAAGGACGACTTCGAGAGAATCTACCACACGAAGGTCGGTCAGCTCATGAACATGGATGGATATACGAACTGGGGTGATGTCAATGGATAACGCAGCGGTGTTCACTCTGATCGCAGCCACATACACGGTGGACGCAATCGGCCAAAGAGTACCGTACACGCAGAGCACAACAGGCGATCCGGAACCGACAGAAACATCCAGGGTAGTATACGCCAGGCGCATCGACTCCGTGACCCGGGACGAATGGGCCACAGCGGGACAGATGGGCTTCCAGGCAGACTTCCGAATCACGATGTTTTTGCATGACTACGAAGGCGAGACCATCGCCGAGCTCAACGGCAAAAGATACGGGATCTACAGAACATATCATTCCGCTCCCGATGAGATCGAGCTGTACCTCGGCGAAAAGGCCGGTGTCAAATGATCAAACCCGATCAGCTGACAATCGAGGTCACGAAGCAGCTCTCCGGATATGCGGAGGAACTCAAAGCGGATCTCGGCGACGTATTCGAGATGATGGCCAACACAGCGCTGAACGAAATCAAAGCAGCCTCACAGACTGCGGGCTTCGATGACCGTAGATACTCGAAGGGCTGGGTGAAAGAAGTGCAGCTCAACAAAGTGACGGGAATTTATCACGCCACAATCCACAACCGGAAGTATTACCGGCTGACACATCTTCTCGAAAAGGGTCACGCAAAAACGAACGGCGGAAGGACAAGAGCCTTCCCACATATCGCACCGACGCAAGACAAAATCGACCGTTTGCTGGTTGAAGAGATCGAACAGGCAATAAGGGAGACAACATGACACTTGAGCAACTTTATAACGTTCTGTCCGCAGCGTTCCCGAACAAAGTCGCATATCGCGCGTTCCCGGAAGGCGAAGTGCCCGAAATGCCGTACCTGATCATCAACGAGCAGCGAACGGACAACTTCGCGGCGGACAACAAGGTCTACCACAAACGCATCGTGGTGGACGTCGAACTCTACACAAAACTCAAAAGCCCGGCAACAGAGCAAACCCTGGAGAACGCTCTGGACCAGGCGCAAATATTCTACAACGCTTCGGATCTCTATCTCGACGACGAGAGGTGCTTCGAGCGTATTTATGAAATCGAGGTATAAGCTATGGTAAACAAAGTACGTTTTGGCCTTTGCAACGTCCATTATGCACTTCTGACGGAAGCAGACAACGCAGCGCCTACCTTTGGCAGCGTAAAGAAGCTCCGCGGCGCCGTTTCGATGGAGCTCTCTCCGGAAGGCGGAGCGAACCCGTTCTATGCGGATAACATCGAGTTCTTCCGCACCCAGTACAACAACGGGTACTCCGGATCTCTGGAACTCGCCAGGATCAGCGACGAAGCGCTTCAGGACATCTGGGGCTTTGGCTACGACAACGCGAACAAACTGATCTACGAGAGCGCAAAGGCCGACAGCAAGCCCTTCGCCCTTCTCTTCCAGATCGAAGGCGACGTGAACAAGGACCTTTATATCCTTTACAAGTGCTACGCCACAAGACCGAACGTCGGCTCTACAACGATCGGGGAAAACGGTCCCGAACCGCAGACACAGTCTGTCGACCTGACCTGTATCCCGCTCACAGATCCGACCGGCGGAGTCCTGGACGGCAAGGTCTATCTGAGAACAGATGGAAACACATCCACAAGCATCGTGAACGGCTGGTTCTCTTCAGTCTTCACGGGAATCACCGCTTCGGTGTAAATCAAGAACACAGGGGACCGAAAAATTGACGATTTGAGCGATTTTTTTGTCCCCTCTTTATGTATTTTTATCAAAGACAAACATATCGCGCAACAGCGAACGAGAAAGGACGCAAAAACAATGAGAAAAGACATCACTATCGGCGACAAAAACGTACCAATGAGCGCATCGGCCGTGACGCCGATCATGTTTAAGAAGTTAACCGGCGGAAAAGACCTCATCAAAGGGGTCCGCAATCTCAACAAAACGGCCGAGGAAGAAGGCGACGTCGACATGGAGTTCGTCGCACAGATGGCGTGGGTCATGGCGAGAGAAGCAGACAAGCAGATCGCACCCTTCGAAGAGTGGCTGGAGCAATTCGAGATGTTCGACATCGTGGACGCACTCGGCCAGATCATGGAGCTCTGGAACCTGAACAGCCGTCAATCGTCATTTCCGGCAAAAAAATAAGAGCAACGGTGCGTGAGCCCAATATAGCGATATATATGCTCCGTTGCGCCGATTTAGGGCTTTCCTGGGCCTTCCTGGAGCAAATCTCGGTGGGCGATGTGTACGACATGCTCACGGAAAAAGCGAACGACCAGGAAGAGTACCCATACGCAGCAACTCAGGAAGATATAAAGGCTTTCTTCGGGTAGAAATATGGCAACAAAAATCAGAGGGATCACGATCGAGATCGGCGGAGATACTTCCGGACTCGATAAGGCCCTATCAAACATCAACAAATCAATAAAGAACACACAGAACGAGCTGAAAGACGTCGAAAAGCTGCTGAAACTGGACCCGGGCAACACAGAACTGCTCGCACAGAAGCAGCAGCTACTGGCGGACCGTGTCAAAGAGACATCGGACAAACTCGCTTTGTTACATAAAGCGGAACAAGAGCTCCGGGACAATGGCGTCGATGAGAACTCGACACAGTTCAGGGCGTTACAACGCGAGATCATATCGACCGAGCAGTACCTAAGCGACGCAAAAAAGGCGGCCGACAGTTTCTCGGCGGGACTGGCAGCTGCAGCCGCGAAAGCGAACGACATATCACAGAAGGCGAAAAGCGTCGCTGATGCAACCAAAGGACTCAGCACAGCAGCAGCGGGTCTTCTTGGATCATTCGGCGCGGCAGCTTATAAGGCCGTCACGCTGTCCGACGATCTGAACACATTGGCCAAGCAGACCGGGTTCACTACTGCGGAAATTCAGAAGATGAACTACGCGCAAGACATCGTGGATGTATCAACAGAAACGATGATAGCCAGCGTCAAGAAGATGACACAGACGCTGAAGTCTTCGGAGAAATCGTTCCAGAAGCTCGGAGTGACGACCAGGAAGGCGAACGGAGAGTTCAGAGACTCGACGGACATCTGGTACGACACTCTCGAAGCGCTGTCAAAGGTCGAAAACGAGACCGAGCGCGACACCTTGGCCATGACGATCTTCGGAAAGAGCGCCTCGGAGCTTTCCGGAATAATTGACGACGGCGGAGCGGCGCTCAAAGAACTCGGAGACCAGGCAGAACGGACCGGACTCATTATGAGCCAGGACACGCTCGACAGTCTTAACCAGGTCAACGACCAAATCGACACAATAAAGGCCACGGCGACAGCTACGATCACGCAGACAGGCGCAAAGGCCCTGGAAGTGGTCGGTCCGGTCGTTACGCAGATAATCGAGAAGATCGGAGACCTCATGACCTGGATCGGATCTCTCGACGAGGAACAGGTGAAAACAATCCTGATCGTGGCGTCCGTGGTCGCGGCAATCAGTCCGATCGCGGGAATTATCTCGAATATCTCCGGAGCCGTGAAAGGGTTCCTGGACTTTGCACCCACGCTCGGAAAAGTCGGAACGAAGATCTTCGAGTTCGCGATGGACAATCCCATTCTTTTGATAGCAGCAGCGGTGGCAGCAGTCACGGCCCTGATCATCAAAAACTGGGACACGATCAAACCGGTCCTCGAAGCGATCTGGCAGAAAATCAAGACTATAGCGGAGGCGATAGCGGACAAGGTGTCCTCCGTATTCAATACGGTCAAAAACGCCGTCAAATCGGCGATAAATTCGGTTATATCGATAATTAACGGCCTGATCAACGGACTAAATAACATGATCTGGACGCTGAACCAGTTCCAGATAAACATTCCGAACTGGGTCCCGGCGCTCGGTGGCAAGTCGTTCGGCTTCAACATTCCGTACATCGGAAACATCCCAATGCTGGCACAGGGCGGAACCATCACAAGCGGGTCCGCGATAGTCGGCGAGAACGCTCCGGAGATCTTAACAGTCAACCAGGGCGTGGCGACCGTTACGCCGCTCAGAGCTCAGGACCAGCCGTCCGCACTTCAACAGATAGAACAGCCGATAAACATCACGATACAGTCGGTCCTCGACGGCCGCGTGATCGGTGAATCGGTATACACATACACAAGGAATCAAGACAGGAGGTTCGGCAGATGACAGACCTGGCGCTCACAATCAACAATGTCGACTTCAAAGGATACGTCAAAAAAGGCGAATACTACACGTCCTCGACGCCCGTCGCCGGTTCAAAGTATACGGACCTGAACAAAGTCGACCACACGACGGTCGTGCGTCATAGAGGAGCGGTCCGGGTGATCTTCAATCCGATGAGCCCGACACAGATCGCGTCGCTTTATTCGGCGCTGGCGAGCTGCCCATGCACGGTGACCTACTTCAGCTTCCAGGAGAACAAAAACGTCACGCAGACAATGATGCCGGCACTGGAGGAGCTCCAAGACGCGAAGCAGCGCACCTCCGGTCATTGGATCAGATCATTCGGGCTGACACTCACGGAGGAATAGCATGCAGACAACGAACGTAATATACAGAGCCATATTAGCCGGCAAGCATTACGTGGAATACAAGGTCGAGATCGCGGGGCAAACCTACACCCAGTCCGACATTTACGGCACTCCTGAAATAGCGAGTGCCCTTTTTGAAAAGTTCTCGATCGGGAACGCGTCCTCTTCGACTTTAAAAGTCACGCTTAAACCGAAAAGCACCATCCCGCAAATGGCTCTGGTGGAAGTCTATTTCAGGTTAGTCGGTAACAGTATAAACAGCAGCTGGTACCCGAAGGGAAAATTCTACATCGACACCAGGAAGCTGAACCACGATGGGTACTTATCCCTTGAGTGCTTCGACGCGATGCTCAAGAGCGAATACACGTTCATGGAGTCCGGAACCTGGACGAGCACGACAGCCCTGGCCACGTTGAACATGATTGCTTCGGACATGGGCGTCTTAGTCGATGCAGATACGACAACGCTGTTGACCAACGACTCTAAAACGGTTCCGATCGTGCCGGTCATAGGCGAAGACGGAACAACCGGAAGAGAGATGCTCGAAGCGATCGCCGCGATGTACGGCGGAAACTTCATAATCGACGAGCTCGGCAAGCTGAAACTGGTCCAACTGGTCACACCGGTAAACACAATCGACATCGGGGACCATGCAGCGGGACTGGACGACGCTCCGGCATTCGACGCGATCGACCGCGTGATCCTTTACGCAAACGAAAACAAGGACTCCGGGTACAGATCTCCGGAAGCGACATTTGACAGTCTGACCGGACGTATCCTGGAAGCGTTCTGCCCGTGGACATCGCAGCAGCTCGCAGATGACCTTCTCGACATCGTCGACGGCTACGTATACCAGCCGTTCGTAGCGACCGGAGCGAACATAGATCCGGCGATGCAGCTGGGCGACGGAATCGAGGTAGGGTCAGTTACATCGGTGATATACGCGGCGACGCTGAAACTCGACGCCAGGTGCGCTGCGGATCTTTCCGCACCGTACGAAGAAGAGATAAACCATGAGTATCCGTACCGATCTCCGGCGCAACGAGTCGTAGACGATGCGGTAACGAAGGAAGAACTGGCTACGCCAGGACAAACAGCGATAAACGGCGCGAACATCACCACCGGAACGATCACACTCGGCGGTAACGGGAACGGACGCGGCGAGCTCGTAATTCTCAACGAGAACAACGCCGAGTTCGGAAGATGGAACAACGAGAGATTGCTCGTCTACGATGACTCAACAAGCGCGTACCGAGAGCAGGCGAGGCTGGCAATTTTGCGAGAAGGCGCATCGCCCGGCTCTCAATATGGAACATTTCTTGGGGTCACGCAGACAGAAGGTACGGGAGACCCACAGCCGTTTTTATATCTCAATGGTACGATAGATAGCGGGAATTTGAACAGATGGGCAGAGATACGGCCCAATGAGATCGCACTCAGCCAAGGCAACTCCGGCGGAGTCAATCCCGATTTAACGATAATCGGAGCAAAGTGCGCATCATTTGGCGCGACTATGACGGCACTTCCTGGAATATCTCAGCCCTTCTCGGTCAATACCGTAACCGCGAACAGGTGGGGCAGAGTAATCCAGCTAACCGTCAAGTTCGATGTTTCCTCGTTCAGCGCGGGAACAGTATTCCAGGGCAGTACGAACGTCTTTCCGGCGTCCGATGTTATGGGATGCAGCTTCATCGGCACGGTTCCGATTTTCGGATGGTTAAAGGCAAACGGGATGGTCGAAGTCCGAGCATGCGGAAGCTATTCGTACAGCGGCGAAGTTACCATGTCTTGGACAGTATTGCAGAAGAACAACGGGTAGAGGTGACGAGATGAGCGAAGCATTAATTGGCAGCCTGATCGTCGCAGCCGTGAACATTATCGTCGCGCTTCTCACGGCCAGCAAGTCGCAGGCGGTCATGGAGGCCAAGTTCGATGCCAACACGAAGCGAGTAGACGAGAAGATAAACGACATAAAAGAAGAGATCAAAGGCGTCCGTGAAGAGACGAAAAAGCACAATGAGTGCATCGAGCGGACGTACAAGCTCGAGGGCCGAATGAACGAAGCAGAACACGACATCAGAGATATAAAAGCAAAGTTATAAAAGAGGTGACGAAAATGTGGACAAAAGAATTCTGGGCAGACACGATGGAGAGAGCGCTATACACCTTCGCCGAGGCGATGCTGGGTTTTATGGCCGTAAGCTATAAAGACATCGACTGGCCGAACGCACTCTGCGTAAGCGGAGCAGCACTGCTGGTAACGATCTTCAAGTGCATCGTGACGCAGGCGCTCAAAGACGGCAAAAAAGGCTAAAGGAGGCGACATGGCAATCAAGGTAGCACGGGCGTCAACATTCGCCCAAAAACTGATATATGTCGCCGACAAGAAATGGACGACATACCGAAACTGGTGGCCGGACAACTGCGGATACGTTCACTCCGACGGCTGCCAGAGCTGGGACTGCGTCTGCCTTATAAAAGGACCGGCGTGGGACTTCTCAATTCTTGACGCAACGACGCCCGGAAGATACGCCGCAGCCAGGCTCGACGTTGTGCCGGACTTTAAGACCGACGAGATCCTTGACTACTGCACCGAGGTCGGAAGCGACATGACAAAGATCCCGATCGGAGCGGTCCTGCTCTATAAAGGTGGCGGACACGTAGGCGTTTACGTCGGAGATGGCCACGTCGTAGAAGCAACAATAGGCTGGGGAGTGAACCGAGTCGTCAAGAGCGACATCGACTCAGCCGGAAGGTCATTCTTTCGAGGCGTTCAGCGTGGATCCTGGGCGAAATGGGGAAAGCTGCAGTGCTTCGACTACATACCGGAGTGGAAAGACGGCGCCCTGGTCAAACTCAAGAAGAACGCGAAGGTCTTCGGCACGGACCAACACTTCATTCCGTCCGCTTACGAGATGACCCTCAACGTCCGGGAACAGAACGGAGAGTACGTCGTCGTTTATTCCGGAAAGGACTGGTGCATTGGCGCCGTTTCCGCATACGATCTCGAAGCAGCTCCGGCCGTACCGGAACAGCCGCCAGTGATCGAGCCAGAACCGGAACCCGAAATACCGGAGA